TAAGTCTAAGGTTTCCGTTTGATCCAGTAATGTCAGCAGAAGCGCCAAAGCCTGTGTCTGTTAGAGTTATTTGTGGGTCGTTAGAAGTGCTTAGATGTAAAACAGAAGAAGGCGAGGACGTACCAATCCCGACGTTGCCTGCGCTGGTGATGCGCATGGCTTCGGAGTTGTTAGCACCAAGCATTAAGTAGTTGCCTGTGTTAGCAAATAGAGACATATATCCGCTTTCTGCTAACGCATAGCCTTGCAGCGCATCAGAAATATCAAAGTCTATTCGTGATACACCGGCAGAGTTAATGTTTAAGTTAGTTTGTCCCGAATATGAAGTTGGACTGCTAGTGCCGATACCAACATTACCACTAGCATCGAGGCGCATGCGTTCTGTATTGCCAGTTAAGAACGTTAAAGGTACGCCGCTTGTGGATTCTTCTGCCGCACTTGATATTATTTCAGTTTTATTTTGATTTGCTCCTAATATTAAAGCTGAAGGATTATCTGTCCCATCTCTTTCAATGGCTATATGTGTGTTATTAGTATTTTTTGAAACATGAAGCTGTCTTTGGGGACTGCTAGTACCAATACCGACATTCTGACTGCCATCAATAGTGATAGCTGTAGAGGCGGCGTTATCGTCAATACCTGTAGAGGTGAAAGTAGTAAACGAACCAGCCGCAGCAGTACTTCCACCGATGACTGTGCCGTCTATTGTTCCTGAGTTTATGTCGATCCCAGTAACAGCCGTTGTACCATCCAGCAAGTCGTCGATGGTGTCAAAGTTAGTGTTTAGTTTGGTTCCCCACGTATCCTCGGAAGCACCTACTTCGGGCTTAGTCAGGCTGTATGTGGTAGTCGTAGTGTCAGCCATTTAAGCGGCCTCCCATATCTCGTCGGTGATAGTTTGATCAGACCAGTTAGCGTCGCTGCCTTCTTGGTCAGTCCACGTCTCTGCATCAATTGGTTGATCAATCCAGAGAATTATTCCTGCGCCCGTCAATACCGAGCTGGCCGCTATATCACTGCTACCTGCAAAAGTAACAGCGCCCGCCGGCGATACACTTGCCGACGTATTGATCGATAGCGCGCCCCTAACAGCGTTTACAGCGTTCGCCGTGATTATAACACTTGAAGCAATTTCTGACGCTACATTCCGCGTTCTTACTGCGCTCGTGCTTTGTGCGGTCGTACTACCAATGGCAGATGTGCCACTGAACGTGCGTGCGCCTGTTGCAGATGTGGTCGTAGAGGCCGCTATAGCGCTGTCTACTTGACGTATGACGCCTGCGGTTGCGGTAGTGCTGGATGTTGCCAAAATCGCTGCAGAGGCGTCTTTAACGCGTACACAGCTAACAGCTACGGAGGAATTAGCTGGCCCTAAGCTAGCGGCATTCTCTAAGTCCGCTGTGGAATAAGCGGCATAGCCGTATCTCCACTGACCGTAAAGCATTAGTCTAGCGTGATGTCTAGGTCACCAGCAGGCACACGGAACACGTCGCCAGTCTCTACAGCTTTAGACGCTGATAACGTGCCATAGGCCATTAGATTGCCGCTTGTAAGGGCATCGAATACACCTACGTGCGTAATGGTTCCCCAGTTGTTGCCGGCAGTGGCAAACTCGACAGCCGCGCTGTTAGTCGCCTCATTGCCTGACACAGTGAACGCCACAGTCTCACGTGCGTAGCTAGTGCCGGTGCATTCTGTGCCGCCGCCGGTCTCGCCGGGAGCCGCTGTGAATAAAGCAAGGTAGTGAGTGCCTGGAGCTGTATAAGCGTTACCGCCAAATACATGGTCTAGGATTTCGGTTTCGAGATAGTTAGTAAAGCTCATGCAAGCCCCCTGTTACGCATTACAAGGCCGCTACCCGAATAGACTGCCTCGTCAGATGATTGATTAAGTCGCTGCAGCGCAGCACCGAATAGTTGCGCCCATATAGCTGTGCGCTGATCCTCCGATAGATATGGTGCGGAGTGTACCAGTGAGCCATATAAGTATGCGTCTGGCGCTTCAGTGAGCAACCAGTTAGTCGTATTAGAGTCAGATAACGCCGGCACTCGTTGGTAGTACAGTAGCTCTACGCCGTAGCTGTCATCTGGGCTAGGAAAGAACTCAAACTGGTTCTCCGAGTGCCTGTAGTATCTTGGGATACCTGTCAGGTCTAAGTAGTTAGCGCGCTTATCGACCATAGCCTGTGAGCTAAGCAGATCGAGGGGCCGTGTATTCGCAGTCGTAATGTTGATGCGGATAGTCTCAAGCCAGTCGCTAGGCTTGGTCATATACTGACTGTCAATAGTCCCTGTCGCCCGGTTCTCCATCTGGTAATGACGTAGATCACGCGCGAACTGAGCCTCAGCCAGTGAGATAAACGTCGGTATAACAGCCGTCAGGTCATCACGGTTGAGGAAGTCAGCTATGGAGCTTTTCAGCTCTGAATAGTTAGTAAGTGCCATTACTTCTTCTTCTTGGCTGTCTTAGCAGCTTTCTTAAACTGCTTAGCTGTAGGCGCACCCTTCTCACCTGGCTTTCGCATTTTCTCGCCAGAGCCTGCCTTAATGCGCTTACGCTTCGCTTGAATGTTTGCGTAGAGACCTCGCTTAGCCATGCCTACTTCCTCATCTTGCGCTTTTTGTTGGTCGCAGCACGTTGTCCGCGCTTTGGTAAAGCCCTCTTCTTACCTTTGCATCCTGGCATTACTTCCAACCCTCCCGCGCCTTGCGCTTTGCTTTCTGCGTTAAGTCGCCGTAGTGAAATAGCGGCTTACTAGATTTGGTGTGCGTCTTACCAGAGTGTAATGATCCATCAGCCATCTTATGCAAGCCACCCTTATGTTCCTTGCCATCCTTCAGATAATGCTTGACGCCCATGCCCATTACTTACTCCTTGACTTAGTGCCTGAACACTTCCATCGCTTACGAGACAACCGAAGCGGTGAATTAGGATTGGCAGCCGCTTTCGGGTGTTTCTTCATCTGACCAGCAGATCGCGCGCAATACGCATCGCCTTTACTGGTTCCGGGCCGTACTCGCGGCTTACCATCCTTGGCTTTACCAGCTTGGCCATACGAGACCTTCTTGCCGGAAGCCGTAACCTTAACTTTTGCCTTACCTTTTCTCGGTGTAGCCATATTATATCACCGTTTACAACAAGAACTCAGTTGCTGCCGTTGGATTATATAAACCGCGCTTCGCTTGAGTGCTAAACTTGAGTAAACCTTCGACCATATCTTCAACGATTCCTGTATATGCCGGGCTATATCCTCCCAACAATCCTTCTCGCTCTTCAGGGTCTTTTGCTCTCTTGATTGGCAGTATATCGCCGTAATTGAACTCGTCAGTGTCTTTCTCTGGCAGTTGTGCAAGCAAGCCCTCGGCCTCCTGCCCCGCCGCTACCGCTGCCGCTGTAGCTATTGGATTGGCGTTGATGTTAACACCACGGGCTTCTAGCCCACGCAATATGTCTTCCGTAATGCGTCCTGTGTATGGCTTCATTTCTAAGGCTCGCGCATCACTTCTTGTTGGTCGCTGTGGATCTGCAACGAAGCGCTGATCTGCGCCAACACGAGCTTCTGGCATTAGCTCAAAAATGTTTACTTCTTGGTCTGTGTAGCCCAGCCCCTGACCCGGCAAGTTAAATGGATAAGCAGGGTGGTCGGATGGCGTTCTTGCCCCTGCAAAAATCTCTCCAATGTTCTGTATCTGCAAGTCGCCAGCTTGAGCTTGCTTTGGGTCAGTCACCGCTAGCCGAGCTTCACCAATACTTAGGCCGCCCTCATTGCGAAAATTAACGTCCATAACTTGCTGCTGAATATACTTACGCACGTTTGTTTTTGCGTTTTGGAATTGCTTGATGCTTTCTGGGTTATCTACGCCTTTCCATTCTGGTATTAACTCTTTGATTTGCTTGTCTAACTGCTTCTTCGTTTTGTTTGTCATATTCGCAGACGCATAACTAATCATAGTTTCGCCTGTCATCGTTGCAAAATCACCGCCCGTTGGAGTCATTCGGTATGGAAGTAACAATGGAGTCTCACCAGGAAACTCGTCTCTAGCTTTCATTAAGCTCGTAATGACATTGCCGCCAGAAGCCCAAGCCGCAGGGTTTTCAAACATAAATCCCTGGCCGCCACGCAGGTCAACAGGGACGTTTAAATCAACATCATTAATGGCAGTAAGAAGTCCGCCGGCCTGTGTTCTATCTGATTGCGTCGTGACAAATGGTCTGCCCTCTAATGACGATAAAGCTAACCGTGGCCTATCCTGAGTGCCGCGCTCTTCTATGCTAAACACTGCGTCTCGTAGCCTTTCTTGCTCTTTAGCGCGAGGATCGAAGCGCGGATCAAACTCACGACCAAACGCCTTGATTACCCCCGCCTCTGCCTCTTCTGGAGCCATAGCCGCAGCAGCTAACAGTCCTGCACCAGCTACAGGTATGGCACGATCACCAAGGATGTTAGAACCTTTATACTCAGGGTCGAAGGCGGCGAACAGGGAGCGGACATTACTTGGCTTTAAAGCAATGTAAACGTCGCCCTCATCTGCTGTGTTTTGAATCGCAACAGAGTCGTATTCGCCGCTACGCACCATGTCCCGAAATGGCCTACCTGACTCGCCAAATTGAACATCGCCAGCATTTTTGCCTTTGGCGTCTATAACACCAACAGCATTATTTTTTGTGCGCAGAGGAAAAATTGCGCCCCTAAGTGTAACGTTAGGGCCAGCAAATCGACTAGCAACGTCAGAGTCTTTTGACATGAATCCAGCAATGTTTATATCGCCATCGGAGCCACCAAAGCTAGGAAAGGGGCTTGGCCTCTTAATTTCAGAGATAACTGGGCCTAAATACCCTTCTGACTCTTTTGTATAATCGTAGGGATACATACCTTTATAAAAAACATCATCACTGTATCCCTGCTCACGCGCTCGCCCCATACGGGAGGCGTAATCCATTGGCAACTCGCCAGACGCGATTCTTTGCGCTACCTCTTCGGGATAACCTGCTTTAATTAAATTACTTAAAACGCCAGCTTCTGCCTCTTCTGGTGCGGCCAATAGCCCAGCACCTACTGCCGCTGTAGCAGCTCCGCCAAGGATATTAGAGCCTGTGTACTCAGGGTCGAATGCGGCGCCATATAACGCGCGTACGCGAGATGTGTCGGGAACTACTAAATTAGTAGGCGGGTTAGCCTCTAGCTCCCGCATATAATTGTCTATCTCAAACTGGCTTGCGGTGCCTGTCTTGCTGGGTATGCTTGCTTTTAACAGCCTTTGATATGGGCCAACATCTTGGACTCTATCGAAAATAGTGCCAGAGCCTCCCATCTCGTAAAGGTAATCTACAACGTCGTCAGTAGTCGTGAGGAACGGGATCTCATCATCTTCTAACACTCGGTAAGCCTTCGATGCTTCTCCGCCTGGTAGAATTTGCGGGCTTAACATCGTATTCCATGTTGCGCCTTCACCTAAAACCCTATCCATACCCTGCGTGTTTACTGCGAAAGGATAAACACTCGGCGCCTGATAAGTCGGGAAGTTGTCCTTCATCCTGCCCGCGTAACTTGCAGCTAAGCCTGGGCTTCTAGACATATACAAAAACTGAGGCGCTGTATTTGTCACCTCATTATCTATGATATTCGGGCTTGTGGTTCCCGAGTAAAAAATTTCAGGGAAAAGGTCTTGCTGGCGCTCTGCCCTAGCTCCTGGCCGCATATCAAGCGTACCGTCCACAATGCGCTCGGCAACCTCATCGGGATACCCGGTAGCGATTAGTTCATCGAGAATGCCACGTAAGCGAGAGCCGATTGCCATAGAGCCTCCAGTGTAGAAGGCCGATTATATCAGATAATCGCTAATCACCGCAGAAGCAAGGAGTGCTTTCATATCCCCATAAATCTGTTTGGCGGCCTGCCACAGCAATCATATTTGCGTAACTAGGCTGATCAGATCTAAAGCGCGCGTTTATACGCATCTCTTGATCTGCCCACCAATTAGCTAGCTGGTCGTTTTCGTTGACTAAAGATTGCTTTATTCCATAGCCTTTTAAAAAACATAGGTCACAGTTTGAATAAAACCCCGAGGTTGGTAGCTGTAAATCGAAATTCTGAGCAGACCAAAACTCAATCACATCCTGCGATGTTATACCTTTGTCTGCTAGTGGCGTCAGGTAGCCTTCTTTTTGTCGCATCTTACCAACCCTGCGAGGCTCGTCGGCGCGTATTCCGACTGCCGTTTCCCACTCAGTTATACCCTGGTCTTTGAGATAGCGCTCGATTGTCAGAACCTTTAACTCGCTGGTGCAGAATCTAGCGACCATGTTTGGCAGATAGCTCTTGTCGGTTATGAGCTGCTCGAATGGCTCGCCGTTCCTGCTGGCCGTGTCGTAATTCACGACCTTATACTGTTTTTTGCCTGCATACTCTAGCCAGATGATTGGCACACCCCAGTGCTTCTCGCAGTCCCTTACAAATTCCAACGTCTCAGGCATCTCTTTGCCGGTGTTGCAGAAGACCACCAAAGCATCACTTAAATCCATCTGACTCACCATCATGGCGCTAGACCGGCCGCCGCTAAAGCTCGCAATAACAGTCATACAATACCCTGTAAGTTCCTGCGTATTGGCTCGCCCCAATCTGAGGTCTTACGGTAACCAATAGCCAAATATCTGAATGCGTCTGCGCAGTGTGATGTCCAGTCATGCAATGGGCGCTCATTCCAGACCATCATGGTCTCGTTATACTGCCGGCGATACTGCCGCAGGCAATCGATACCTTTCTCGCACTTATCCTTATCGAAGTAGCATAGGTCAAGCATCGACCTGACTGCCTGGATGCCATCGTCTACGTTGAGCTGTGGCGCGATCTCTACGGGCTTCACACCGAGGTTGTCTAACACCTCTAGCCTTGACCTGCCACTGCCTAGCTCTCTTACCCTGACATCGTGAGGTAAGACGTGCTGCTCATAGACGTAGCCCTTCTCTTGCAGGATACGCGCGTAATGATCCAAGCCCACGCCGGCGTTCTCGTAGTAATCAATCAGCCTTACCTCTGGCCCGACAAATTGAGCAAACCAGATAGACGTGCTATCGCCTACCCCCAAGTCCCATGCCGTCACCACACCGACAGAGCGTTCGTATGGCACACGATCTATCCTGTTCTCGTGTAAGGCATTAGCCATCTCTTGAGTGTAGTACGCGCCCTCTGAGAAGATTCTGAAGTCACCTTCCCATATGTGGTCGTAGACATCCGGTCGCTTCTTGAGGTCTTGCTGGCGCTCCTGTTCCAATACCTCTGGGAACCAAGGATTATCTCGCCAGTTCATCTCAACGATCTTGCACTGGTCTGGCTCTGCTACCCGGAAGCGCTGATGAGTAGCGGAGTGCTTGTTCTCAGGGTTCCACGTTACCCATATCTCAGATTCATCTTCCCGGACGGTAGGTATAAGTTTCTGCCATGCCGTTTCAGTAACCGTCTCTGCCTCGTCTACCCAGCACAGCAAGATGCGAGCCTTTGACTTGATGCTATCGAGGTTCCTTCTCAGGCCAGCGAACACGTAGGTGATGCGTCCATCCTTGCTGCGTATGTATCTCTCACCGATCTCGTAGTAATCAGCCAGGCAGTCAACTGAGCGTATAGCAGACTTGACCTCTTCCATAGAGGATTCATCGAGAGAGTTGAGGTGTTCTCGTGCGCAGAGTATCT